AAGTTATAACATAAGGTAATTTAATTCCTGTTGGTTCTTCACCCGCATCTAAATCTTCATAACCCTCTAAATCTAAATTAGTATGAATTTCATAAAGTGTGTATTGATCTTCTTGACCATCTTTTTGAATTCCCTCAAGCTCTAATTTTTTATCTTGTAATTGATTTTGTGTAACAGGAGGATCCCCTAATTCTATGTCTCGATAAAATCCAGCAACCTGTTGTTTTCTTAATTCGTTCTCTGACATTTTTATAACGTGTATTACTGCTTCCGCATCATCTAAAGAGTTTGCAGAGTAAGGTACAATTAAATCTTCTGCAGGTACAAATTTAGAAACCGCTCTACCTAAAAGATCGTCATAGTAAACTTTCTTAAAGGTAGATCCGGATAGAGGGAGGTAAAAAAGCATTTGGTCAAACTCTGGTTCATATTCTTTCATCTGATCCATAATTTGATAATTCATAAAATCTTTAACACGTTTTGATTGCTCTTCTTTAGCAACATTAACGTCACCCATAATTTGTGTTCTCACAGGTCCATCACTTGGTAATAATTCTTTGTAAGCTTGTGCTTGAAATTGTGTAACCGCTTCAGCAAGCACAGGATGATTTACACCACTAGCTCCTCTGAAAGGTTCTGTTCGTCTTTCGTATTTAAATCCTAAAAGATCTAAACCGTTTCTATATGTTTCTTCCCAATCACCACGAGATTCTTTGTACTCGTTGTATTGTTCAAATAGTTTTGATCCTAGTGGATCTAAAATTTCTTCTCCTAAAAATTCTGCAAGGTTGTCAAAATGGTTTTCACCACCTTCCATTGAGGCAACTTTTGGATCAAAAGAAACTTCTGCGCCACCTTCTTCAGTCATTTCTATTTCAACAGGTCCACCTTTAGTTTCAACTTCTTCTACGTTTTCTTTAATCGCTTCTTGAATTTCTACTTCACCTGGAACTTCAATGGTTGTTTTTGTATTCGGTAATGGTTTGTCTATTTCGGCCATTTTGCTAGTCTATCCTCTTTTGTTAAATGTTTCAATTACTTCTTCTAGAAGCGCTGTGTTCTGTTTCTTGGGTTCTTCTATTGGCATTGGATTTGCTGCAGCCCATTCTAATATCTCTGCTTGAGTAGCAGGTGTATCATCTGGTTTTACAATTGCACCAATTATTTCGTTGTATTCTAATTTCATTATCTTTTCTCTTTGAACATTGTAGCGAGGCCACCTCTTGCATAATGTTGTGAGTATCCTTGAGATGTTCCTGTGCTTGGATCATTATCATATGTTGCTTCTCGAGCAGTTTGTCCTCCATATGTAGCAGTGTTTCCACCTCCACCACCAGCTATGTTAGCTGCTTGATTATAATTTGAACCTGTTACTCCTGTGTCTTGCATTTGTTGTTGAAGAGCTGCAGCTGCAGCCTCCGCTGCAAGTTTTGCATCTAGTTCTTGTTTAGCTTTTAAATTTGCAGCATTAATATCTGCAATGGTTGCTTGTTGTTTTTTAAAAAAATTAAATGGATTTTTCAAATTAAAATTTTTTATACTACCAAACATATCTGTGATTCCGTCATATTTTCCTTTAATAGAACCTGGAACATATCCACCAACGGTGTCTGGTGTAAGTCCTAATGCTTGAGCAACAATTCCTGCTAAACCAAAAACTTGTCCTTTATTAGAAAAAGCAGGTTGTAAATTTTTTCCAAACTTATCTTGATATAGTCCTGAATTAACATTTTTATATCCTGTAATTTTTGTATCTATGAAATCTCCTAGTTCTTCATCATACACCTGCACATTAAAATCTTTAGCTGTATCTTTTAATAAATTTCCAAAAATACCAAAATCTCCTTTTGGTCCGTCTCCACCACTTTGATTTAATTGTTGATTTATAATTCCTTGATCAGGTGCATCAGGTGTTGAACCACCTGGTGTATATAAACCTTGACCTTCTAATGCATTCGCGATCTCTTGATCACTAAAGCCATACGCGTTCATAGAATTGTAAATAGATAATGCTTGGCCCTCTAATGCCGGACCACCCATAAAGAAATTTTTTCTTGGTTTTTTTTCTTCGAATAAAACTTCAATGCCTATCGATCCGCCGTCCGCTCTTCGTTTTCTAAAAAATTTTGTATAATCAAACTTTGGTTTGCTTACTTCTTCTACACCACCTTCGTATCTATCTTCTGCTTCATCTAGCATCTCATCTTCTTTGCCAGGCAAAATAATTTCTTCATAACCTTTTTTCATTGTCTCTTTAAGATTGCCACCTTCTTTTACAATCTCTTTCATTTTTTTAGCTTTTTCTTTTTTAGTTAAATCTCTTGCGTCTACATCTTCTACTTCAATATCTTCTTCGACTTCTTCGTCTTTACCTTTTTTCATAAAGATCTCACCAATACCAACACCTGGTACGATAGTAGATAAAATCTTCATCGACTGTTCTGGATTCTCTTGAATATATTCATTGACCATATCTGCAACTTTGGCCATACCTAATGTTGCAACCGAAAGACCTACGGCTTCTGCAAATGGGATAACTAGTGGTGCTGCTAAAATCATAATTAATAATACGTTCTTTCAACTTGAGGCATTGAGTCCTCTTTGTAATCTTCTGGATGCGCCACGAACCCTCCTTGTCTAAAACGCATTACTGCTTGTGTTGTACTGTCCACCAAATCGTCGTGATCTCCATACGGAAATGATGCACATTCTTCAATAACCTCTTCTGCGAACTTTTCGTCAGGCGCCCAAATCTGTCCAGACTCAAAGAGCGGAGCTACAGCGTTTACCCTCGCGTGTTTATCGTTACCTTTTGAGGGAGTAAAATTTATAACAGGTATCCCCATTTTTCGCAACTCATAAGTTAGTGGTAGTCCTGATGCTTTAGCCTCCACGATCACCGTTTCTGGATTCCAATATCGGTATTGTTCCCAAGCTTCTTTTTTAAGTTCTGGAAATTCTAACCGTTCTTTGAATGCATCTAGCAATATTAGATTAGCGGAGCTATCTTCGTTGGGATAGAATACTCCCCACGTAGTAATAGCAGAGTAGTCCGCGGATTCCTTTTTGAGGAACGCGGTGTCATAACTTTGAATAATATGATCGAGGGGCGGGATATAAGGTTTGTCCCAAACTCTCCACCACTCACGTTTAATAAGTGATCCTTCTTCTGCAGTTGGATTTTGCATCCACTGTGCATTCCATTTACCAACACTCAAACTGGCTTTAACCGATTCGAGCTCATCTAGTTTCCAATACTCTGGCCACACTGGTTTATTAGATGGTAATATTGCTGGGAACTCAATTACTTCCCATTGATCTGATTTTAATTCTTTTTGAGATTTTAATAACATTCCTGTTAGGTCTTTCATATTCCATCTTGTCATAACCACAACAATAGATCCACCAGGTTGCAAACGTTGACGTGGTCCTGACGTGTACCATTCATAAGCTCTCTCTAAAGCTTGAACATTCAGCGCATCTTGTTCCGAGTGTGGGTCATCGATAATCAATAAGTCCGCTCCACGGCCCGTGATTGCAGAGCCAACACCAGCTGCATAATATTCACCGCCCTGTTCGGTTTCCCATTTACCAGCTGCTTGACTGTCCTCTCGTAGTCTTGTTTTGAAAACGGATTGGTATTCGGGTGAATCGATTAATGTTTTAGCTTTTCGTCCAAAGCGGATCGCGAGTTCTGTTGTGTGGGTCGTTTGGATAATTTTTAAATTGGGTCTACGTCCTACCATCCAAGAGGGAAGAAGATAGGACGCGAACTCTGATTTAGTATGCCTTGGTGGCATATTAATAATTAGTCTTTTGATTTCACCACTTGCAAGTTTATTAAATTTGTCAGCAATTTTTTTGTGGTGCTTACCTTCAATGAATTCTGGCCAGACGTGTTTAACAAAAGTTAGAAAGTCGTCATTAACTTGACTTTGTTTTTTCTTTTCAGAAAGTTTTATTGCGTATTTAAGAAATTGTTTTTTGGCGTCAGGTGGTAGCTTATCTATTACTTCTTGTTTCATAAAAATTTTTGCAGAATTTTTTTCACTTCTGTTTTGTACCAGTTTTTGTTTTTTTAGGGGTACCCCCTCTATTCTATTGCCATTTTCTATTTGACGCAAGTATAAGTCTAAAACTTGGGT